AGCTTTAGCTAGTGTAATAGCTTACCCGGAGGGTTACTACTAAGTGGGCTAACTTTAAAGCTTATTAATACTTATTGCTAAGTTATCTAGAAGCTGTAGCAACGGTAATAACCAGGGCATTCGGTTCCACCTCAGCACCCGTAGCCTCTCGGCTATAACTTTAATGTTGTACAGAGAGGTAATACCTTTAGTACTGTTTAGATCGCTGTAGAATGAATCTACTACATACCGAGGTATGGTAAAATATCCATTCTGCTGCAACTGTCTTAGAAACGATTCTAATCAAATTAGTAACCAGGGCATTCGGTTCCACCTCAGCACCTGTAGCCTCACGGCTATAACTTTAATGTTGTACAGAGAGGTAATACCCCTAGAACTGCTTAGATCAGCTTAGGTTAAATCTACTACATACCGAGGTATGGTAAAACACTATCTATTTTTCGTTGCATCTAATGCGATTCTACCACTTATAGTACGGACATTCCTTGCCGACATTTTCTTGAATTCAGCATTTTCTAGAAGTATAGCAGTTTTCCAGTCATCTAGAGGCACTTTAATGAATTTAGATTGTACGTGACCAAATAGATACTTTTTGACTGCTGGAGCTGCAGCTGGAAATCTAGCAAAATTACTTAGTAGTTTCCAGTTCAGTACTAAAACCTGTTGTGTAGATTTATTCACTGATTGCTTTGCTATCATATACATTGCATCATAAAGTTTAATCCGCATTGGAATAGTCAAGTAGTGAAAATTCAGTCCAGTAAATCCAAATTTATCTATTGAAACAATAAAAGACAAAGGGAACTTATCGTAATATGGTAGAGTTTCCTTATATTTTGGATCATAAGCAAAAAATGTTAAAGTACCAGGTAGCAATCTATTTGACTGCATTGAATTTCTAGTTTGTGCTAAAAGATTACTACGGTCAATAGGTGCTAATGGAGATAATTCCTTGATCTTGGTTTTAAACCAATCGGCTGATCTCTCAGATCTAAATTTTGGATTCTTCTTTATTTCTTCAAATATAGAAGTTGTTTGTGTTTGAATCATGCTATACCTAGATCATATTCGTTTAGTACAATAAATGCTATACCGAGTTTATCACAGTATTCTTTGGCATGAGCCCACTTCGCCTGATTTGTGACATAAGTCGTAACCTCGATGATCATTCGTTCTTTGTTTCTGTTCTTCTTTGGTGGAAGCATTTCAGCTTTGGGTTTGACTTCGATTGCGTATGTTTTGATTGACCCATCTCTGAGTCTCATTTTAGCCAAAAAGTCTACATGATACTTGTGCTGTCTATTGTCAACTGGGCTCATATACGGAATGATAAAATCTTCCGAATTCCAACTGATGACTGCTGAGTTGGAATCTAGCCATTTCATGAGTCTTTTTTCCCATGAAGATCTTGTTATTATGTTATTTATGTCACCGACATATTTTTCTGGATTCCTCGGTTTCCATTTTCTTGGTTTTGGATATCTTCTCATATGTAATAAGCTTCAAAAAATTTCTCATTAATTAATTCTTGATCTAATCCGAATAGTTCACATAGATTTTTATGTATTTTATGCTGTCTAAAAGGTGTGATTTTTCTTTTATTTCTTGGGTGTGCTTCTTCTTGTATAGTTACGATATTGGGTTCAACCGATCCACCCACACCCATGGTCAAACTCAGGGTATTCGCTCTTCTTTTGTATAAATCTAATTTTTCTTGTTCTGAAGCAGATTGCCACCACATTCTTAAAGGTTTCGTTATTTTCTCTATCTGATTTTCTCTATCTTCGGCTGCAACTTTATTAAGCCAGCCAAACCTGTTTTTTCTTTCTTCTACTGTTAATTTTTTATTATTTTCTTTATTTGTGCCTGAAACCTTCTTATAAATATTTACTTTATCTTCTTCGGATCTAGATTCCCAAATTTTAGTAACTACATTTGATGTTAATTTTCTAAATTTTTCAAATTTAAGATCGTCTTCTCTAAGATTTTTCCTAGCAGCAGTTGTAGAACAACTTTTAGAACAATATTTGTTATAACCAAGTAAAATAGAAATAAATTTAGTATTGCCACTACAATTCAAACAATAAGTTTTCTTATAGTAAAGATTATGATAGTCTTCGAGAGACATCAAATGACATTCTTTGATATGCTTATAAAGAAGTCTCGGTAAAGAAAACACAGCACCACAGACTTTGCAGGAATGATGTTTGTGTGAAAATTTTGATGGTTTGGTCATGGATGTATTTAATTTCATAAATATTTTACATTGATAGCTAATTAGTGTATAATAACTTATTGCGACACAAAAAGAATTTATATGGAACAACAAGACTATATTGAAAAAATTGCTGAAAACAACCACTATGTGAACAACAAAGAGATTTTAGCAATTATGAAGGAATATCGTGTTGCTTATCTTAAAACAAAAGAAGAAGAAACCGAACGTCCTCCGATGCCCCCCAGGGTAGCAGATGCTATTGTTCAAATTGCGACTAAGATGTCTCGTATGCATAACTTTATAGGTTATTCATATCGGCCGGATATGATCTCGGACGCAATTTTACAACTTACTGCAAAATTCCATCTATTTGATCCCGAAAAATCGGACAATTTTTTTGGTTACGCATCACAGCTTTGTTGGAATGCATTTATCGGCCGAATAAAAGTGGAACAGAAACAAACTTCTATTCGTGCTCGACTGATTAATGACAAAGTAACTAGTGAATTCATTCAGCAGAACTTAGAAGGTGATACTGAAGGTACTAATGCTTTCGTTGACTTCTTAAAAGAGAATGAGATCTTCGTTGACTATTTTGAACAGCGTAAGAACTCAGAGAAGACTGGATCGTTGCATCCTTCACTGAAGCACCGCAATCTTACTCCATACGCTAAAGAAACTAAAACCAAGGTTAAGCCAAAAACAGAAGAACCAAATCTATTTGAACTAGTTAAAGATTAATCTATGAGTAAAATTGCTATAATAGGTGATGCACATTTCGGTGTTCGATCTGATAATCCAATCTATTATGAATACTTTGAAAAATTCTTTAAAGATTTTTTCATTTATATAGATGAGAACAATATCAAAACTGTCATTCAGTTGGGTGATATGTTTGATAAGCGCAAGACTATAAATTTCTTGACACTGTATAATGCCAAGAAGATGTTTTTAACTGAATGTGAAACTCGCGGTATAATTTTATATGTAGTATCTGGTAATCATGATTGCTATTATAAATCTACTAATGAAGTGAATTCTGTCCGTCTTTTATCAACTTCTAATATTGTGGTCGTTGATGCTGCACCGCAGACAATAAAAATTGAAGGACATGATTTTGATTTTTATCCATGGATTACCGATTCAATCGCCCCAGAATGCTATGATTATGCAAAAAAGTCAAAGTCCAAGTTTGCAGTTGGACACTTTGAATTCGCTAAATTTAGGTTGCACAAATATCAGATCGCTGAGACTGGTGCCGACCACACAATCTTTAACAACTACAAATTAGTCTTCTCTGGACACTATCATACAATTTCTAGAAAAGACTCTATTCTATATTGCGGAACACCATATGAATTAGACTGGGCTGATTGTGATGATATTAAAGGATTTTGGTCTTTTGATCCGGACACAAATAAACTTGATTTAATCCAAAACAAACACACACTATATCAAAAAATTGAATATGACGACACAAAAGACATGTTCTATGATTTCAGCGCGGCCAAAGATAAATTCATTAAGCTGATTGTCAAAAATAAGAACAACCAATACAAGTTTGATTCGTTCTTTCAACAGCTGTTGGCCTCAGGCGCATATGATATTAATGTCATTGATGATAAAATTACTAAGTCAATTGAAGAATCTATGAATTCTAGTGTTGAATTCCAAACCACCCAAGATATGGTACATCATGTTATTGAAAATATGAACACACATTTAGATAAAAACATTCTAAAAAAAATGATCAGTGAAATTTATACAGAAGCTTTAGAACTGTTAAAGGTTTAATACATGATTATAAAAAAAGTAAGAGGTAAGAATTTTCTCTCAATTGGTAATGCATTTCTTGAAGTAGATCTTTGCAAATATTCTCGCACAGTAATCCAGGGATTTAATGGCTCGGCAAAATGCTTAAAATCTGACACTGAGATTGATATAGAAATAGATGACCCAGAAATTTTAAAGTTATTTCTGGAATTCTCAAAAGAATAAATACTTTTGTTTAAGGTTACAATGGTAGAACAAAACAAAGTAGATGATTTCTATGAAAATTTTATAAATTCATCTTTCGGCCCAAGATTTTCTAAATGGGAACCACACTATTTAAAAAGTTTAATCAGATCTGCGCTCAAATCTAATTCAAAACTAAATTTTGTTTTATTTTCTAAACTTTGTCCGAAACCAAAGAACAGTGTGTCTCCGTTGGGGATTGAATTTTGGAAATTTCGTGGTTGGTCAGAATTAGATGCAAGAATAAAAGCGAAAGAGGCAAATAGTAAAATCATAAGAGGACCTTCGCCATTCACAGAAAATTTTTATATTTCGCGTGGATATTCTATATCACAAGCGATAGATGAGGTTGGTAAAAGAATACCAACTAGACCAGAGTTCTATATACATAGATACAATACCAGTCTAGAAGAAGCTAAACTTCTTGCTAAAGAACAAAAGCACAAAAATGATATATCTGGGCCGAAACACCGCAGTAAAGAAAATTCTAGATTTTCATCAAAATTATGTGTTGAATACTGGTTGATTAATGGATATTCAGATGAAATAGCAAAAGAAAAAATTGAAGAAGAAAAACAAAAAGTTATTTTTTCTAAAGAAAAGTGTATTAAGAAGTTTGGGAAAACAAAAGGGGAAGAAATTTGGAAAACCCGTCAAGAAAAATGGCAAAATACATTAAACTCTAAATCTAAAGAAGAAATTTATGATATAGATCAAAGAAAGGGTTTAAAATTATCGACATATATTTTAAAAAATTCTGGCGATAAAGAACTCGGGAAAATCAAATTTAGACAATATCTAGATAAAAATAAATTTATATACCCAAACACAGAAAATGAATTATTAGAAATTCTCGAGAATGTGTTTAGTACGAGAGGATACGTAGAAGAAGAGTTAATAAAAATACCAAAAAGAAATTTTGATTTATTAGATATAGAAAACCCTTTACAATACTGCAAAGATGTTTTTAAAGATTTGTGGGGTAGTGAAATAGATGATGTTTTAAATAATAATTCCCAATATGGGAACATGAGATATGTGAATAATTCTTTCGGTGAAAGAATTCTGCTTAGATCAGATAAAGAATATCGGATGTATTTAGAATTAGTTAAGTATGATATAAAATTTACGGCCAATAAAAGATACCCCAATTCGAACATGCAATATGATTTTTATTTACCAGAATATGATTTATATATAGAAATTTGTGGTTTTATGAAAAATGATTCTTATTTAGCAAAAATGAATTTTAAACATACTACTTGGGGCTCGATATTGTTAGAAACGCAAACAGAAATGAAAAAATTTGTAAGGTCATTGATTGAAAACTAAAATTATCAATATAGTAGATTTTTTAACAAAATATCCAGAATTCAAAAATAGAATTTCTGTAAATACTCGTTTTGGGTACAAACTAATAGAAGATGCTGCTGTAACTAAAGCTAATTCTACTTGGTTAACAATTAAAACTCTCTTTAAAAAAATAGAATGTTCGACTGAACATAAAATATTGTGTCACACTTCCGTCGAATTTGTATTTGCAAATACTCTTAAAGTTGGAGATTTAATTCATACGATAGATGGACCAGAGAAAATAATTTCTATTATTGAATCTACAGAAAAAGAAGATTTAGTAGATATTCAAGTAGCCGAAGTAAATGAATTTTATGCTAATGGTGTTGTTTCTCATAATTCTACTATAGCTAATCTCATAACATTCGGTTTGTTCAATCAAACGATCAAGCAAATTAACCGTCCACAGATTGTGAACTCTGTCAATCAGAAGGGCACTGTAGTTGAAATTGAATTTGATTCCCACGGTAAATCATATTTGGTGCGCCGCGGCATCAAGCCGAACATCTTTGAGATCTTTGAGAATGGTGTAGCACTAGATCAAACAATCTCCAATGATTTCCAAGAATATTTGGAATTGAACATCATCGGTACTAATATCAAGACATTCTTACAAACTTCTGTGCTGTCCGTTGAGAATTATAAACCGTTCATGACACTTCGCACACAAGAACGTAGGGCGTTTATTGAAGAAATTCTTGATATCAAAGTATTCTCTTTTATGAATCAGATTCTTAAATCTAAGATCTCTAAGTATAAAGAAGAAATTAAGATTATTGATCTTGAACTTAAAAATTGCTTCACTAAAGCAAAACTTCAAAAATCACATATTGAACGACTTAATAACATTCAAGGTAATTCCGTCGCGGTGCTTGAAACAAAACTTGAAATACTTAAAAAAGAAAAAATTAAACTTGAAATCAGAGTAAAAGAAAGTATAGTAAGCATAGCTGAATATAATTCTACTCTTAAAATTCTAAAAAAGAAATTAGAAGTACACCGATTAAATGAAGAAAAAATTGCAACTTATGATGCTGCTATTTCCAAGCACTTAGAAAAAATAGATTCTATCACACATGAGGATTCCTGCCCAGTTTGCGCTAGCATATTAGATGAGAAAGCAAAACTAACTATTGTTGCACCATCGGTTGAGAAAATGGACGAATTATCTGGCAAAAAGAATGAACTGATTACTAAGCTTTATGATTATGAAAAACTAATTGGTGAAATTAAAACAATC